CTTGATATTGAAATGTTAGAAACTGTTGCTAGAGTTGTAATAGGATTAAGAGTTGATAATTTAACTTCTTCTGAATTAAAAAGAGATGTTAGATTATTTGCAAATCGATATCCTAATGACTTTATGGAAGCTTTAAATGATCCATTATTAAGACTTCAGAATAAATGTGCTAAATTTTTTAGCGAAAACATTTTAGTTCTTAAAAACAAAAAAGATGTTTATTACAATATAACAGGTAATAAAAATAAATTATTAACTGTTCCTTATGGAGAAGACCCATTATTTATATTAGCTTCGTTTCTTCAAAGTGACGAAGGATTGGAGGTTTTAAGGATATTAGATTCAAAGTTAGATTAATAGCAAACTACTAACTATTTCCAAGAAGGGGCTTTGATTATTCAAGCCTCTTTTTTTTTGTATATTTGTGAAAAGGATTATCAATGGCATCTATTATAAATACGGTAAGAGCGACTGTTCTTTCAATTGCAAATAAAAACAACTATGGATATATAACTCCTAGTGACTTTAATTTATACGCAAAACAAGCTCAGTTAGATATATTTGAAGATTATTTTTATCAATACAATAATTGGATTGTAAAACAAAATGCTAGAGTTTCAGGAAGTGGATATGCTGATATTGTAAAAGGACTTGTAGAGGTTGTGGATAGTTTTTCACAGACTTTAGGTTATGTTCCTGTTTTTTCTCAATTTGATTTACCAGATAATTACTATTTGGTTAATAAAATTTATTTTATTCCCGATAACACAGAAGTAGAAAGAGTTAGTCAAAGCAAAATACTTTCATTAAATGCTTCTGAATTAACAGCTCCCTCTGAAATGTTTCCCGCGTATACACTTCAGGTAAATACAGTTACTTTATACCCAGATACAACTCAAACTATAGAGATACAATACATAAGATATCCAAAAGACCCTAATTGGACTTATATTTCATTAAACCAAGGAGAACCTGTTTTTGACCAATCAGCATCTGATTATCAAGATTTTGAATTACCATTATCTGATCAAGTTAATTTAGTAAACAAAATACTTCAATATGCAGGTATGTCAATAAGAGAGATACCATTAGTTCAATTCGGTCAAGCAGAAGAAAATATAGAAAACACGCAACAAGGATAAGGTATGGCATATTTAACACAGTATCAATATTACGAAAATGACGGAAATAATCCTGAAAATGCTAATTGGGGCTCATATCAATATATAACATTAAAAAACATAGTAAATAACTTTGAGTTAATGTATGTTGGAAATGATAAATTAATAAATAACGTAGAAAGATATAACATTTTATTTCACGCAAAAAGAGCAATACAAGAATTAAATTATGATTCTTTAAAAGAAATTAAAATTTTAGAATTAGCAATTGATGATTCTTTAAGATTTATTTTACCAAGTGATTATGTGAATTGGGTTAGAATTTCAATGTATAAAAATGGAACATTATTTCCTTTGACTGAAAACATTCAAACAAATTGGAGTGATGCATACCTTCAAGACAATAATTATAAAATATTATTTGATCAAGATGGAAATGTTTTAAAGCCTGAGTTTTCCACGGTAGATATTGATAGAATTACAGGAAGTAATAGAACAATATATTTAAATGCCGAAAGCCCTTATGATGGACAAGAAGGGTATTTTTATAATGGAATATGGTATTTTGAATACCCTATCGGAGGCAGATATGGTTTAAATACTGAAACAGCAAATCAAAACCCTACGTTTAAAATAAATAAAAAATCAGGAGTAATTAATTTTAGTTCGGATACGGCAGGAGAATTAATTGTTTTAGAATATGTTTCAGATGGAATGGAAGGCGGTGTAAATGCGGATATAAGTGTAAATAAATTATTTGAAGAGTTTATTTATGCTTACATAAAACATGTAATACTTTCAAGCAAATTTGGTGTACAAGAGTATATTATAAATAGAACTAAAAAAGAAAAATCAGCTCTTTTAAGAAATGCAAAAATAAGATTAAGCAATATACATCCAGGAAGATTATTAATGAACCTAAGAGGTCAAAACAAGTGGATAAAATAATATGGCTAAAATTCAAAAGAACTTCATAAAAGGTCGAATGAATAAATCCGTTGATGAACGTTTAGTTCCTCAAGGAGAATACATAGACGCTTTAAATGTTAGGTTAGGTTCTACTGAAGGAACTGAAATAGGTGCAGTAGAAAATTCAAAAGGAAATAGTCTTTTAGTTCAACTTAATTATTTAGGCCTGCCATTAACATCTAATGCAAGATGTATTGGTGCTTATGAAGATGGTGCAAATGAAACAATATATTGGTTTGTTCATGACCAAGCCAATGTTACTTCTCCAACAGAAAAAGTAGATATGATTGTTTCTTTTAACATTCAAACTTCTATATTATTTTATCATGTTATTTCAACTTCTGTATTAAATTTTAGCAAGGATTTTTTAATTAACGGAATAGATTTGATTGGAGATTTATTGTTTTTTACTGACAATTTAAATCCTCCTAGAAAAATAAATATAAATAGAAATTATTTACAACCCCTAACTGGTATAGATCAAATTACTGAGCAAGATATAGGAGTAATATTAGCGCCACCTTTAAACGCCCCTGAATTAGAACAAATTCAAATTGCAGGTGAAGAAAATTATATGGATGACTTATTTTTAAGTTTTGCGTATAGATGGCAATATGAAGATGGTGAGTATTCTGCTATATCTCCATTTACTAGAACAGCATTTACTCCAGGGCCTTTTCAGATAAACTACGATACATATAATAATGATGGAATGAAAAACATCTTTAATAGTGTCAATGTTTCTTTTGAAACAGGAGGTAGGAATGTAAAAGATGTTGATGTTTTGTTTAAGTTTTCCACAAGCCAATCAATAAATGTAATTGAAAGATATAATAAAATTGACCAAGGATGGCTTGATAATACAACTCAATCTATTCAATTCACAAATAAAAAAATATACACAGCTCTTCCTGAAGAACAATTATTAAGACTTTATGATAATGTTCCTAGAGTAGCTCAAGCTTTAACCATTATGGGGAATAGGTTAATGTTTGGTAACTATGTTGATGGCTATGATGTTGTAAATGAAAACGGTAAGCAAATATATTTAAATTATAATTTATCTTTAATAACACAATCTTTAGTAAATGATGAAATTGAGGGTGTTAGAAATTCTTTTAATTACACCATAGATAATATTGTAGCAGTTGAAAATTCATTGGTTCAAATAAACTTTGCAGGTCTTGATTTAATAGAAGGCTCTCAAATAGGAATTGATTTCAATTATGTTAGTAGTCAGTATAGTGGTGACCCTTTATATGATGACGGCACTCAGCCTGAAAATCAATTTAATTTTACTTTTTTATTTAATCTTCAACAAGATTATTCTAGTGTTCATAATTTAGTAACTAGTCCTGAATTTGTAGACGCTGTATCTTCTTTTCAACCTATTCCTAATTGCTCTGATGGAACATCTGTTACTGATGTTTTTAATTGCGGAATTGTAGCAAAAAACAACTGGGAATATGATGGTTTCGGAGTTGCAAATTTAAATGAAGGGTTTGTTATACAAAGCTCAGCAGGAAGTGATGTTGTGGGAATTATTGTTCCTGGACTTAGATTTGAAGAAATAGCTAATCCAGGGAATTATGCATATGAATATTTACAAGCAATTGAAGTAACTGGGTTATATTCGTTAGATTCTTCAAAAGAAAGCCTTCATAGTAATAGGGATTATGAAATTGCAATTGTTTACATGGATGATTATGGTAGAAGCACAACAGCTTTAGTGGATACTGATAACACCATTTATATTCCTTGTGAAAACTCAATAACAAAAAACAATATAAGAGTACAATTAAATAATTACCCTCCTTATTGGGCAACAAAGTATAAGTTTGTTATTAAAGAATCCAAGACAGGATACAGAACAATTTATTCTAATATATTTTTTAGAGAAGAAGAAACTGGAAATGTATGGTACAAACTAGAAGGAGACAACAGAGATAAAGTTAAAGACAATTCTAATTTAATTGTAAAATCAGATAGTAATGGAGTTGTTCTTAAGTGTACAGAAACCAAAGTTTTAGATTTTCAAAGTCAAACAGAAGATTTTTTATGCACAAAAGATGCAGACGGAACCGTTATATCAGGAATTTGTGGTCAGCCAACAGGAACTTATATGCAGCTTAAACCATCTAATTTTGCTGCAAACGCTCCTGACAATTCATTCATAGATAGAACAAGCCAAGGAGGTTTTAGTCAGATTTTTCAAACACCTGCTACAGGATCTAGTTACAGTTATGCAAGAGTTTCTTGTGCTATTGAAGACGAAGCAAATCCTGGAAACTATATACCTTTTGATATTCCATCAGGAAGTATAGTTGAATTTAGATTTAATACCAATAGAAACAAAAGAGGTTCGAGGTGCGGAGGCAGAAGATATGATTACAATAAAACGTTTACAGCTGGTAATGATTATGCAGATTTAGCTGCTTTTGTTTCAGGACAAAATATAGATTTTACAAATGGAATATCAAGCGGTAGTGATGATACAATAAACACTATAGACCAAATAAGTGGAGTACAAAATTACTTTACAAATTATGTTAATCCGGGGACAACAACTATTAGTTTTCAAGAAGATGCAGCAGATGGTAATCTTTGGTTAATTATACAAACAGGTACACCTAAATGTGGTTCTCCAGATAAAAGAGGTTCTTATGAAACGGTTCAAATTGTTGTTAATAGAGCCACTACTTTAAGTATTTTTGAAACTGAACCAATACAGGCAAATGATGAGCTTTATTATGAAAACAATCAAACTTTTGATATTGCAAATGGATTTCATTTATCAGGTAATGCTGATGCCGACCAAGACCAAACTGCAAGTGTCCCTGCAATTATTGATTTATCTTTTTTTAATTGTTACACATTTGGCAATGGAGTAGAATCTGATAAGGTTTTAGATGCACTAACAACACCTGTTTTGTCTTTAGGAAGTAAAGTTACCTCTGTATCTGAAGAAGAATACAAGGAAGTTCACAGATTTTCAGATATTACTTATAGTGGAGTGTTTAATCAAGAAAGTCGATTAAATAAACTAAATCAATTTAATTTAGCTTTAGCAAATTTTAAAACTCTTGAAAGAGAGTTTGGTCCATTAAGAAAAATGCATGCAAGACAAACCGATATTCTTACTTTGCAAGAAGATAAAATATCGTATGTATTAGTTGGTAAAAATTTATTATCTGATGCAGCAGCAGGTGGAGCAATAACATCTGTCCCTGAAGTTTTAGGAACTCAATTAGCTAGGATAGAGGAATACGGAATAAGTAATAATCCTGAAAGTTTTGCTGTATATGGATTTGATGTTTATTTTACAGATGCAAAAAGAAGTTCTGTTATAAATTTAAAAGGAGGTTCTGCAAAGTCAGATAAACTTTCTGTTATATCTCAAGTGGGTATGCGCAGCTGGTTTAGAGATTTATTTTTAAAATCGTTTTTTACAGAAAAACTTGGTGGGTTTGATCCGTATATGAATGAATACGTATTAAGCTCAAATGCAAATTTAGTCCCTGTTCCTGCTTTAGAAAGAGAATGTGGATACGTTTTAAATCAATTAGAAACTATAGATACTTTTTCTTTTAATTTAAATTTAGGTACCGTTATTGGTGATGTAAATATAGATTATAATATATCTGTAGGAATTGTAAAAGTAAGTATTTTTTACAACCAAGTTTTAGTTATAAATACTTTTATTTCTGGAACAGGTGTAGTGACATTTAATAAACCAACTAGCAATCCAGTATTAGCGCAAGTAGTTATAGTTCCTCAAGAAAGGACAAGTTATGATATGACATTTAATTGTCCTGAAGCATCAGAATTAACTGTAAAACAAATATTTTTAAACACTCCTACAGACGCAGGACAAACAGCTAAAATAAGATACAATTGGGAATTGTTAGGAAACATTAGTCCTTACAATAGTAATTTTGTAGTTATAGAATCAGATGGCGTGTCTTTATTTCAAGAGCAAACAGGGCAAGAGTCTTTTGGAACAATTCCAGCTGAAAATTCAACTATTACAATGGAAATAAAAACATCAGCAGGATTTAATCCTCTTTCTGATAAATTACTGTATTTAATATCTGACGTTAATTATGAAGAAACTGATATAAATACATTAATTCCATTATTAAATAATATAACTCCAATACAAAGTTTTCCAACAAGTGGAGGGTATTTTGCTCAATTTATATATTCAAACCCTAGTGATGAAAAATACTTATATTTGGTATGGGATTTAAGAGATAGTTCTATTGAAACATTTTGCTACGATGCAACAGATTTTTCAAGTGCTTGTTGTGATTGCGCAAGTGATCCGGGGATTATATCAGAATTTTGTTATGACGCATCGACAGCAGTAGCTGCTTGTTGTGATTGCACTGGAAATTTACCTTAAAAAAAAACAAATGGCGACAACAGTAAATAAATATTTAGATAACGCAGACTTTTTGTTAGCAACAGCTGTTTTCGATGATGCAGCATTAACAACTCCTGCGGCAGATGGATTTTATCAACAAAATGGAATATATAGAGAGCAATCAGGAGGAGCTTTAATTGCTGGTTCAACAACATGCCCTTCTTGTTCAGGGAACTCTCAAGATTTAAGACTCAATGGTGTTTCCGCACAAAATCTATGCTGTGTTACTAGCAGCTTATATACAGCTCATTTTGCTACAGGTGATTCCTTTACAAATCCTGCTACTACATTAATGTATGCTGATGCAGGTTTGCTAAACTTAGCTCCAGATGGATGGTATAAGTTAAAAAACTCTACCCAATACAGACAGCAAAATCTAGGATTATTGGGTGCTTTAACTGCTTGTCCTACATGTCCAACAGGAGGATTTTTTATGTCTCAAGGGAGAAGCGTATGTACTGATTTTTGTGCAACATCACCTAGTTATGTTTGCACTAGTCAACAATTCGCTGTTAGTGGTAATGATTATTTTACTCTCACTATTGGCGATGTTATAGCAGGTACCTTCACTTTTGTTGATGGATATTATGCTTATGCGAACACTAGTGGAGAATCGACTCCTAGTGGGGTTTTTAGAATAATGGAGTTAGTTAGTAATGAAGTTGTGGATATACTTCAATGTGATAATGTGCCAGGTGGCCCTTGTGTAAATCTTTAAAACATGGCGATAGAAAATTTATGTTACGGATGGTTACCAGTAAATTTCTACATGGTAAATATTATTTTCAAAAATAATACCACATATTATTATGGTAGTTTTAATACGTTCACAAATGGAGAAACTGATTATCCATATTCTGGATTAATAAAATTAAATGAAGATTTAAGTGTTGATACTGCTTTTGATA